AAAAGTACGAGAGGCTCGGGACGGATCCACAAACTCAGTTACAGATCCCCGGCTCTACTTGGCCATCAAGCGCCAAAGGCGCTGGAATTGCACACATTGGCTTACGCTGGGACTTTACAAACGACGACGAGGACAAGCTAGAAGGCGGTATCCCGACTCGCATAACTCAGGTGGTCAAAGGCTCTAAGGTCTACGATCCTCGCCTAGACACCACTAGAGGCGGTGACGGGACGCATCGAGCCGACGATCAATCGACTTGGGAATGGTCGGATAACTGGGCGCTGATTGTTGCTCATTACTTGCTTGGCTACAAAAACAACGACAAGCTAGTCTATGGTGTTGGCATAAATCCAGACGATATTGATTGGCTACAAGTTATCGCAATGGCGAACGTCTGCGATGAAGAGGTCGATAGCAAACCCCGCTACCGGGTTGGTGGCATTATGCCGACTACAAACAACCACGCCCAAATCATCGGCCAGCTAGAGGCGGCAGTCGGTGGCAAGGTATCAAAAGTTGGCGGTAAATACTACATTTGGTGTCCGCACAACGACCTAATCAGCGCCGGCACGATCACCAATAATCAGATTATCCGAGAAATAGGCGTAGCGTTTGAGCCTACCGGTAGAATCGAGGATCTCTTTAACACGGCCAGAGGTCGGTTTATCGATCCAGATACACTATACCAGCCGACCCCTTATGCCGAGGTAGACGAACCATCGGCGATTACAGAGGATGGGCGGGTCCGGTTGATGGAGCGGGACTTCTCGATTATCCAAGACGAATCGATCGCCGAGCGTGTAGCCCGTGAAATGGTTAGACGGACTAGGTTTAGTGCTACTTGGACTTTGGCAATGGGTCCAGAGGGTATGCTCTACCAACCCTTTGACGTGGTAACGCTAAACTGCGACGAAACCGACGATCAGGATCAGCTAGTCCGCATTATTGCGATGGAATACTCTCCGGCTGGCATTGTAAGTATGACGCTGCTCGAGGAGGACGCGTCGATTTACGATACGACGATCCCGCTTGGGACGCCGATCACTCAGCTAGACCCGGACGCTTTCGATCCGACCAAACCAATATTGGTGACCGGCTTGGCTGCTAGTCCTATCTCTATCACTGGATCCGGCGGTACTGTATCCGATGCGTTTAGCGTTAGCTGGGATAATCCGGGCGGGTTTGTGCGAGATACCGAGGTCCGATACCGGATACAAGGCGAGACCGAGTATAGCTACGTTCAGGCTACCGGATTTGTGTCTGCGGTTATTACACCGGTTGAACCTAACACTACCTACGAGATTGAGGCTCGCCATATCACACGGACCGGAGTTAAATCTCCCTATGTGTCTATTACTCAGACCTCGACCTCTACGGCTAGATCGAGAGCGGTAGTCGGAACCGTTGATTACAGCCCGTCTAACCAATGGATTTACAACCCGAAAGATAGCACCTCGACACCTGCCGGCTCTATTGACGTCTTATTTACGTTTTTCTCTGGTGCGTCAATTATTGCGACTCGCACTATTCGCGCGACTGTAAACGCGACGACTGGGGCGATCACGGTAGACGTAAACCATGCCAACACAGGCGAGGCGACGACTGGCTCATTCACTGGTACGGGCTCATTTGTGAGCCTCAAGGTTACGCACGTTGGATCGGGCGTTGAGGTATTCGGCCAGCTAACATCGAGCGAGATCGAAAAAGCGGTAACGGGTAGCGTCAATTACAGCCAATCTAATACATGGTCATGGGATCCAGCGCTTGAGTCTGTATCTCCATCGACTACGACTAACGATGCAGTCTTTACATTTAAGCGCGACGGTTCGGTTATCGCTACGCGCACCGTTCGGGCTACGATCAACACCTCAACCGGTGCTATATCAGTAAACGGTGGCCAAGCAATCACCGGCGAAAGTACGACGGTAACAATAGCCGATAACGACACAACCGAGCCATTTATCCTAGTAGTCCATGATGATAGCGGCGTCGAAGTAGTTGGGCAATTTAACACGGTTCAGGTTGAAGCGCCGACCGCTGGGGATTTGACTTATAGCCAAATTAACCGCTGGACTTGGAACCCCGTAGACGACACGATTAACCCGACAAATAACACCGTTGATGCGGTGTTTAGCTTTAAGCGCGGTGGATCGGTTATCGCTACTCGAACAATACGCGGGACGATCAACACCACTAACGGCAATATAACGGTAGACGATAACCATGCAACAAGCGGGGAAGATACAACCCCAACCGTACAGGGTGATGGAACTCAGACCGTAGAGCTAAAAGTCGTACACGATGCCACAGAATTTGAGATTACTGGGCGCTTTTTGACTAGCCGGTTTGTTGATTTGACGCCGTTTATTACTGATCTCGACACGCTACAAGACGATCTGGACGATTTGCAAAACGAGCTGGATACGCTGGAGATCACTGAGACGCAGATCGAAGATGATTCTATATCTACTCCGAAGCTAAAAACAAATAGCGTTACATCGTTAAAGATTGCGGCGGGTGCAGTCACCGCCACAAAAATCAACGTAGGCAATTTGGCAGCGATCAACGCTAGGACTGGCCGACTGACCTCAGACATTATCCAGACCGCACCGGCTGGCCAACGGGTTGAGCTAACCGGTCGCGAGTTCGATAATGACTATGCGATCTGGATTGGTGATGGTTCAACTGCGTTTGGATCAATTACAAACGCGACCCAAGCCAATCCCGTAGTTATTACATCCGCTAGTCATGGTTTAACCACAGGCGACGAGATCGGTATTCGTGGCGTGTCTGGCATGACTGAGATTAACGGAAGAGTTTTTACAATTACCGTTATCAACTCAAATACGTTTTCGCTTAATGGTGTAGACGGGACCAATTACCAAGCCTATACCAATGAGGGCGTGTGGGAGGATTACGTTAAAAGTGACGCGGCTGGATCGTTTTGGATTAAGCATAATGGCGACGCAAAGATCGACGGCGTGCTACTGGCTGAGGGTACAGTCGGGGTTACTAAGTTTGAAAATGATCTCCAATCCGATAACTACGACCCGCTTGACCCTATCGCTAGTCGAGAAGGCTGGGCATTAACTAGAGACGCTGGCTCGGCTTTCTTTGGTAACGTAGTGGCTAGAGGCACGATGTCCTCAGCTACTTACACGGCTGGTACTGCTGGCTGGGAAATCAATAACGACGGTTCGGCCGAGTTTAACGACGTAATCGCACGCGGTAACTTGATCGCTGGTGGCACTACTGGAGATCGAGTAGAGATCACGGCCGACGATAGCACCGCCGAGGATTACCGCATTTGGGTAGGTGACGGAACCAAGAACGACAGTAACGGCGTCTTTTGGGTTAAGGCTAACGGCGACGCTAAGATCGACGGTGGCACGTTCAACATTGGAACCCGTGGAGATACTGCGGTCTCGGCCAATAGCCCATCGCTTGCAAGCCAAAGCGATAACACGCTAACCATTGCAACCAGCGATTTTAACAGCAATGGAAACGCAATTAATATAACCGGCGTGGCGGCTTACTTTGCCACAAAAAATACAAGCGGCACTTGTTCGGCAGAGTATTCGGCTGCTCCGAGTAGTCTATCTGGAGATTTAAGAGTCCAAAGATCAACCGATAGCGGATCTACCTGGGCCAATGTCGGTAGCCTGATACCGTTTAGCGCTCC